CTCCCATCGGCGCGGTTTTCTGCTGAACTGACCAGCAAGGCGTTCAATGCGATGGGCGAGGCTGCGAGGTGTTTCGGCTTCAGAGAGAATGCGGTCGGCAAGGGACTTTGATGCAGACTCTGCGAAAAGGTTATCGTCTTCATCCTCATCTGGTTCATCCAAATGTTCCAGGTCCGAGTTGTGATAAGAGGCGCTCGTGCCGTCGTCAAACTTCACAACAGAAAAATGACCGCTTGGTGCAACACCAGTTACTTTACCACGTTTGCCATGTCCGCTGACGCGCCCGACCACCTTGATCCAGTCCTCCTCATTGAAGGTTTCCTCGGATTCTCGCACCGGACGGCGCGGTGGCTGGTTCAGTTGCAACTTGGTTAGCTTGATTTCCTTTGCCGGACCATTGGGAAACTGCACCATTGCCGTGGCGGGTCCAACACTCACAATTACGCCGGGTGATCCATCTGGTGTACATACTTGGTCGTCAACAGCAAACTGATTGTCCGGGTGGATAGCTTCACGCACCGGCTGTCGCCCATCGTTGCGTGCGGACCACATTGCCATTCCGCCTTCCGTGCAGAGTTGCCTATTCAGGCGGCGCTTGGCATCGCGAAACTCGTGATCCACGCCGCACTTCTGCGCAATGATGTTAAGCTGACCAACATTTTGAGCATCGGCAATATCGGACAGCCAATTCGTCCAAAATTCAAGTCGATCCTTACAATCGCGTACGTGGTCGGACAAGGCAGCCTTGTACTGCTCCAGGGTGGCGACGCCGTGAGCCTCAGTCACGGGAGCCTGCCCCGGACCTGCATGCTGAATTTGGTAAGCGCCAACGTGCCATCCAGCACTTCCGGTTCCAGATTCCTCACCGGCCCAGCCGCGCTGACGTACATCATCCCACTGGGAAAGCACAAATACTCCGTTCTCTCCCTCGATGGTAACACGGTCACCATTTTTGAAACGTATCGCCTCAGTCACGGGAGCCTGTCCCGGTGCTGGTCTCCCAGCCTTCTCGGCCTCCTGCTCCTTCTTCGCATCATCATCGGACACGGGAGCCACATCATTTGGGTCAACCTCCATATTGCGGTTCGGGTTATCCGGATCAGGCACCATCAGTTTTCCATTCTGGCGGTTGACGACGCGCAGGAGGACAGGCTTGCCGTCCACAATGCGACGAACGTAATTGGCCTTGTCCATAGCCGCCTGATCCACTGCCTCAGTCAAACCGGCAGTTCGCAGGCGTTCAGTTCGACGAAACGCTGGGATGGTGGTAAGCACCCCAGATGCCTCGACCAAAAGCCGGGACGTAACGGCTGTGCGGATAGCTGTCTTGGCGATGCCAAGGGCAAGCAGGCGTCCCTCGGTAAACCGCCCGTGGAGCGTGGTGATGAGCTTTAAATCGGAAAGGTGCTGGTTCATGTTATCGAGTTGGTAGCTTCTGAATGTAGGCTTGGGCCGGAGACGGCTTCGCGGATGTGCCGGAGTACTTAACAATGACGGCGGGTGGGTTTTCCTGCAGTTCCGGCCATCCGGACATCTGTCCAGCCTTAGCCGCACGCAACAGGGCGGCGTACACCTCCTTGGCCTTATCCAGTGTTGGAAATGGTAGCGTCATATCGGCGGTTTCGGTCAGTACTGCAAAGAACGTTGGTGTCATACTTCCTGCTTAATGATGGTATCCCGATCACGCGGACCGTCCGTTGGCTTCTCCTTGGTTTTGTTCAGATGCGGGCGGCGTTCACCACCTGGCGTTTCATCTTCCGCTTCTCCAGTACCTTCAGGCTCCGCCCCGACATCACTGGACCGCGTACTACCATGAAATTCTCGCAGGTCATTAGCCAGCTGGTGAATGAATGCGTGAACTCTCTCGTACGAGGAGTCATCCTCACCGTCATACCCGGCGGCAACCGGGCGATCCACCATACCTTCAAGACGATCCGCCAGCAGCAGCGCCGTGTCACGGGCACGCTGGTCCGTGGAGTTATCATCCATCTTGTATTGACCAATGATACCGAGAGCTGCTTCCACGCGGGAACGATCCTCGGATTCTTCCGGGAGGCTGGCTAGCGCGTCCTGCTGCTCACTAAAGAAGGTACGTGCCTGTAACCAAATCTGTCCATACTGCTGGACTGCCGATCCGGATTCGATCAGGTGAATGAAGCGTCGTGGTGTCATGTTAGTGTTCAAGAGCGCTCAGCACTTCCTCACCAATAGCGTCGGCATCCTGTCCCACGCTTTCAATAGCCGCACGGACCAGGTCCTGATGCTCACGCACCTCCTGCGTGCTGATTCCACGGTCGGTCATGGCCTGCGTCACAGCATCAATGGCCGTCTCCACCGAACTGACGGATTCGCCGAGGTGAGAAAGCCCTGACTTGATAACCGGCGGCAGGCGTTCCCACGACAGGTGCACGTATTTCAGGAATTCGGGGTTGTGCTGCACTGCCTCTCGGCGTGCATACTCCGGCATGTCGTTCCACGCGTGAGCACGGGCGGGAGCATCTTCAATCATGCTGAGAAAGCGTGATGGGTTCATTAGCGAAGTGAGATGGCCGTCCGTTGGTGGTCGTGGCTAACACAGGCAATTGGCAGGTTACAAGATGCCTCCAACCGGAGGATACCCGGACCCACGCTGGTTGGAACGCTGGTTGGTGATACTGGTATCAGTTGCACGAATGCTCCGGCTTTGAAACTGATCAGCATCCGGGCTCCAGGCGTCATGGTAATATCGCCTGCTGTATTAGCAACCGTGTTCAAGAAGGTGGTGATTGTGGTGAACGTGCTATTGAACCCACCCAACGTTTCCGTGGACACCACTGCACTTGGGTCCGCGCCGGAGCTGGGGATGGCTAACTCCAGCAAATTGTCCAGCGCCGGAGCCTCGGTTACTGCTGAGTCCAGCGGCTGCGGCGCGGTCTGGAACTTGAAGGATGTGGTGACTCCACCCGTGTTCGTCACCAAAACCTGTACCTTTGCTCCAACCAGGCCACCGTTTACTCCGCTAATCTGCCATCGAGTGGCCGCAAATGAGGCGCTACGGAGAAACGCAGTGTCGGTGAGCTGGTACGGCGGATTCATATAAATAACTAATTGTTTGCGATGCCAGCCAACGTCACGAGCGGAACATCCATTGCTGTCCTACATTACGGAACCGCCGCGCAGCGCCGCCGTGCCAGAAATCGTCGTGCACAGGCCGAGGCCGCACAGGTTGATCTGGAAGAGGATCATAAAACTGCACAGCTGCTGGTTGAGTCTCCACAGCTGCTCATGGAGATGAGCTTCAAGCAACTTCTGCAGGCTGCGCAACAGAATGGGTGGTATCGGCAGGGTGGAGCCATGCGGCTGCGACAGGGTATATGGGTCATCGACCCAACAGTGCCGGGACGCGTTGAAAACAGCCGGTTCGTTATCACCAAGCCACCGTCCGTAACCAAGGCAGAAGACGGCAGCGCCGTCGTTTACTTCAGCTTTAAGTCCCGTCCGGATAGTAGCACCACCGGCCAACGGGCACGTGGATATGTTCGCTTCTTACCAGACAAGCGGGCGAGGTATCAATTCGGCAACAAGTGTCATGTGTTTTGCACCTGTCCGGATTTTAAGTACCACTGGGCATTCGTTCTGGCGCGAGCCGGGGCCAGCCACATACCAACCGGCCTCGGCGGGGAGGCAACCAACACGGCTCCGACGCACACGAACCCGGAAGGGCATCTTGGCATATGCAAGCACTTGGCTGCATGCAGCCTATACCTCACAGCGCGGTCCGTGGACTATAACAAGCTGCTGACCACCATGGCGAGTGAACCACGCACTCCGGCCCGTCCAAAGCCGGAACCCAAACCGATGATACCAAAGGAGGAACCAAAGGATGAGGACGGCAAGGATCTGGAGGTCGCCGAAATTGACCCAGATGTCACACCAATCACCTCGCCGGAGAACGAGCCGTGACGCTAAGCCAGAAAGACATCGCCCACTGGTCGAAGTACCTCTCCCGTCGCCAGTTTACAACGGAGCAGGAGGCTCGTGACTTTATATTCCGGCGGCTGGAGCAGTCAGATCACGATCATGGTTCCCTGTTTGGGGTGCAAGGGTCGGAAAAGAATGCCGCCTTCGCCGCTGCTATGCCAGTTTACAAGCTCAAAACCTGCTGGAAGGTCGGCAGACCGAGCCTCGCGTACAGCCGCAAGCCAAAGTGGACGTGGGCATCATGTACCATCCGTTCAACGCCACATGAAGAGCTGGTGCAGATCGCACAGGCCAATGAGACAGCAAACTTTACAATCAAGCGGAAGCAGTTCCTACCGTTACGGGCGCTTGACATTCAGCGTAGTCCGGCAGGAGACAGGTACGAGGGAGAAGCACGATATATCGAACAGCTGGCGCGCACCATCAAGCAGGATGAAGGGTGGTTTGAATGCGTGGTGGTTGGCACGTATGACATGAAGGAATTCTGGCTCATAGAGGGGCAGCACAGGGCTAGAGGCACGGCATGGTTTCTCAAGATGAGCACCATTCCGGCAGACGTTATCTGGTATGACGAGCGGACCGAGGAATCTATGAAGCCAGCTGCCTTTATTGCACTCTGCGAGGACGCAGGCATCCGCATTCAGCGGTTCACCGGAGATGACGAGCATTACTCCGATGATGAAGATGCGGAGAACTCCATGGGGTTGGATGATAGCGATATGTACGTGCAGGCCGAGGAAGTCTTCAAGGCCTGCGGACTGCGGGTGATGTGGAACCGCAAGCTGAGCTTTGTTGCATTAGCTGCAGACCAGAAGGCACGCTTTGGTGAGAAGGTGGTTGGAGCCATATACTCCGCCTTCTCCAACGGTCATGGTGACCCGGACAACGGCGAACCTGATGAACCGTTTCTAGACTACACCTTCGACATTGCTATTCTGCCACAATATCAAGGCGGGTTGCTCGGACTGCAATTGATACAGGCGATGCTTAAGGAAGCCAAGGCGGAAGGCGGTGACCTGCTGGTACGCTGTCGCAACTGGGTGATTAATCCGGTGGCAGCAAAACTGCTGACGCATCTTGGATTTGAGATGGAAAGCGAAGGTATGCCAGATGGTCGATATAGCGCTCACATGGTCAAGTGGTTGTAATACTTGACAGATAGCGCGCATTCTGCTAGTGTGGCAGCCTATGCATATCACCGACCTCGCACCCGACACGCCCGAGCAAAAGCGCTACTGGAAAAAGCGCTGCAGAGCTATTCACAACATTCGCAAGCTGCTGGAAGTGGGCAGGGAGGTTCGCGGATGTGTCGCAGCACACTGGATACGGCAGGGTGGAATGAACATGCGTGACATGCTCTATCGTGGCTACACCGGGCAGTTTACCATAATGACCTTGCCCTCCATCAGCCTGCTCCGGTTCGTTGCTGACAACAACGGCGAGTGGCTCAACATCAACCCGTGGGTTCTGCACCACCTGCACGTCCCGGACGTCGACTTCTATCAAACTTGACAGGCGGCGGCTGAGCTGCTAACGTTTGGGCATGACACCTGAAACCATCCTCAGCAACATCGACATCACCGTAACCGTTATTCACCCACACGACCCGGAGCGTCCGGCAGGCGTGGTTGGTGAGTATCAGTTCCCGACCCTATGGATGATCACCAAGCCCGACCACACCGCTGATAACCCGCAGCGCGACGTGGCAACGCTGCATGGTCTGTCAATTGCCGATGCTCTCGAGGTGATATCTCCGACGCTTGTGGAGCGCGTGCGGATGTTCTTCTGATCGCGCAGCCAGCAGTTCGGGCCGTCATGGTAGTTGGTCTGGCAGAATATGATTCACATCCGGCAGGGTGATGAGAATTCGTTCTGGCGCTGTGAGGGGGCAGGGTGGGTGCAGCTCGACGCGTATCTCCCCGCGTGATGCCAGCATGAACCTCGCATGGTTGCTGGAGAACAATCTGGTCCCTACATTCAGTGCCAAGGCGTTCTTCGCGCCTCGGCAAGCGGCCTAAGCAATGATCACGATTAACGGGCGCGCAACCGAAGCGTTCGTTAGTCCTCGTATGGGCTGACCAGCGCCACCCAGTCGACCCGATCCACGTTAATGTTGGACAAGCTCAGGTCTGCCGTAATGGTCACTCCATGTACATTCTCCAGCTCGTGTCGAGCCATTTCCAGTGCACGGCGCTTGGCAACGATAATCTTGGCCTCTACGGGCAAGGCAGACGCCTTTAGCTTCTGAATAGCTCCGTCATCTTCCAAATCTCCCATGGTCACCCACACCTCAGCGCGAGCGTCGCAGTCAAACCGCACAGATTGGTCCGCTTCGGTTAGCGATGTGAATCGATTACCGGACTCGGTTGTGGTTGAACGCCGCGCAGACGGTGGAACCCAGTGAGTGTCCGTTTGGCGTCGGGCGTCTTGAAACATATCACGCAACTGGCGCTGAATTTCCGAGTCGAGGTTGTGATAGCGCACATCAAGCTGTGATGCCATCATGGTGCAGAAGGCATTGAAGTCCGGTTGTGCCTTTGCCAGCGTCCATGCTTTCTGGTACAGGTCGGACCGCAGCGTGGTACCGGTCGGGCTATCGGGCCAGATACCGGTCTCAGTTAACGCAATAAATGTGGTGGGCGTCATGGACTCTGCCATCGTGTCTGGCTCTGGAATGATAGCATATCCAGCCTGAATCAACTTGCGGCGGAGTGTGGCGTGCGAACCTGCACGAGCCACAGTTTTGTGAGTCTGCTGTGTTGGTACCGCGTAAAAGAACCCGTTACCCTTTCGAATGTGAACGTTGTCAGCGTTGTCAGCCATTAGTCAGTAAGTTTTTCGATTTCCTTGAGGAGCTTCTGTGCCGCCTTCTCCCGATCCTTGCCAATCTTGGCAGAGGCCTTGGCGTCGTTGGTGTCCTCCAGCTCATGCGGGCACTTGATGAACATCCACTTGCTAAGTGACTCACCGAATCCGCCGAGGTCATCCGGAGCTCCTCCGCGCTGAACCATCAGGTATCCGAGCTCCCCGGTGATGCGCTGCAAGACGGCATTGTAGGTTAGGCCACGCGTCAAGGCGTCCACGGCTTCCTGATCGAGGAAAACCATCACGCCTTCGCGCACCGGTTCCCAGTGGTGAGCCTTAAACTTGAACTCCTTCTCGAGTGCCCGAACAAAAGTGTCATGCTCCTTGGCCAGCTCGGCTCCGAGCGTATCACCGCCATGAGTGGCTCCACCCTTGGCCTTGCCAATCATCTTCAACTGGTCTTCAGCATCCACGGCCAGCTCTTCATGCAACCTGGCACATGCTGCACGGGCCATCCGGTCGTCGTAAGCACCAATCTGCATGGACTCGGTCAACCGGGTAGCTTCGACTCCGGCAAGTACTATGCATTCAATGAGCTGCGGGGTGCAGTTCTTGCGGGCGCGGTCGGAGATGACGGCAGCCTCAGTCAGAAACCGGTGCAGCTCTGGCGGGCACTGGCGGCGAACGCTGGCCTGCAGGCGGGAGACGCTACGTTGAGCCGCCTGAACGCTTTCATACAGACGACGGGCCTCCACGGCACGCTCCGGATACTGCTCCAGCAGCGTTTCAAAGTCCGGAGCGGAGATGACGGCGTACATGAACGCCTCCTCCACGCGTGTGGCATCCGGATCAATGAGGGAGATGAATTGAAATGGGTTCATGAAATCATTGCCTTCATCTTTGCGAGGTACTTGGCGCTGAGCAGCTTCGCGGCCTCCGCTTCGTACTCAGCCTCGAGAGCTTTAACATCCAGACCCGCAGACCACAGAGCCGTCCAAAGATCGTACCCTTGCTGCATCTTCTGCACCGCATGGTTGTATTTTTCCAGCGTCACTCGACTCGCCGCGTCTGCTGCAACGCGGCGGTCATCTTCCGTCTCCAACGGTTCCCACCCAGCCTCGCTGTCTTCCGGCACACCTGTACCAGCTTGATTTGCCACATCCTCAAGAAATTCTTGGTGGACGCTGCCTACACCTTCACTGCCATAACCTTTCCGCTGCCCAACTGCCTCGGCAAACAGATATAGTGCATCATTCAGGTCCGCCGGAGTCTTTGCTGCCTTAAGCGCCCGCATGCCTTTATCACGACCGGTCCACCCGCTCTTGGTAAAGTATATAATAGCAGCATTTCGGAACTTCTGTACGTCGTTCGTTGCGGCTTCGGCGAGCAGTCTATCAGCAAGCGACCGATGAATGAATGTCATATTCATGATGTTCGGTTTCATGAAAGTTACCACTTCTTGATATCGTCAATGGCGACGATATCTGCGCCCGGATGAGCAGGCAGTTTTGCCTGTGCGACGGCCAGCTGCTCGTAAATGCCATACCCATATTCACCTTCATCGTCTTCATCGATAATTGGATCACCCTGCTTCGTGCGCAGCATAAACCCCATAATGTCGGCGGTTTCGTTGCCGTCTTCAAAGCAATCTGTATCTGCATTGAACGTGCAAACATCCATGTCTGCCGGAACACCGGGATTGCGACCACGTTTGGTTTCGGTGACTCGACGACCGCACGATTGCAACAATCGTTCGGCCAGCGTGTTCGGTTTCATGGTGTGCGGTTTCATGGTGTGCGGTTTCATGGTGTGCGGTTTCATGGTGTTCGGTTTCATGGTGTTCGATACTTTTAGAAGATGAGGTTTACGGAAGGAGGAACGTCAAAGTCTGTGACCTTGCACCACATAAGCCCGATCTCGGCATTCAGATCGCCACGCGCCACCATGCGGACGCGGGAGTGGGCCGGGGCGATGCGCAGGGCGTGCGGCGTACCACCGGCCACGATGCTGAACACGGCAGCCGTGCCGCCGACATTATCGATGGGGAGCGCAATGTCCGTCCATGTAACGCCGTCATCCGAAGACTGGAACTTGTACACCATGGTGGCCGAGTCGTCCATGTTGGCCAGCGTCACCTGCAGCCCTGCGGGCGGTGCGCCGATCATGTCGAAGATGGTACCGTCCGCAACGGGAAGGTGCTTGCTGAAGGATTGAGTGACGATCATGGTGATAACTAGGCTGCAACCCACTCTGACGGCACCAGACCTACCGGTGCGATGGTGTGAACAGTTGGTTGAATAACAGCCAGTCGAATCGGCATGCGTAGTGCTGCCAGCTGTGTCGTCACCGCAGCATGAAACTCAGCCAGCCATGCCGCAGTGCGGGTCGTGACCGTTTCTGGTTCACCTGCTGGAAACGGCAATTCCACCTCGGCCTGGTCGCCGTTCTCATTCTCCAGCTCGGCAAAAAGTGCCGTCACAGCCGGTACGGTGCAAAACTTGGGCATGAAGCGGATATCCAGAGAATTTCGACCCATCGTAGCCGCACTGTGCATCGGGTCGGTATCTCCTCCGTTGCGACCCTGCGGAGACAGCACGCGGTTCAGATCGTTGAAGAAAGCCATGATCAACTCGTAAGTATACTCTTCGGACGAGTACAGGCCACTGTTTGTTTCTTCACCTGGTGAACCGTAAACCGGCATTAGCTATTCCTCCTGCCCGTGCCATGACGGGTCAGCATCACCCATGATATCAACCAGTGTGTCGTATGCCTCTTGATCCAGAACAGAGCCGTCATCCGACGCATACTCCATACCACCGCCATGATGCAGCGTTACCGTACCAGCAACACTTGTCGTGCCCAGTGTACCATCCACACGCCACCATGACTTATCGGACACGCTGCCAGTCGAGGTTACACGAACGGATTCTCCGGGTCTCGGGTTGAAGTCATCGCCCTCCGTTATGCTGATGAAGTTGCATGGTCTCATGGGTGTGTGGTCTCATGGGTGTGTGGGTGTGTGGGTTGTGGATTCGTAAATCACGGTTATATCGGCTCGACCCGGTAGGTCGCAGCGCCCGTTGCGCCCTTTTTCTGCAGATTCGTCACCTTCAGCTTGCAGTCATCAATCCCTTTGACCGTTGCCTTCTTGCCGGGCTTGAGCTTCTTCACCTTGGCAATGCTGTCGGGCGCAATATAACGTCCAAGATTCGATGTGGTGGCCGTGATCGGCGTACGGACGCAGTTCTCAGTAACTGGCTTCTTGGACTCCCACACATCGGCTTCCGAACCCCAGATGTTGCTGGTGAACTGCCCGGTCTTCGGGTCGTACGTGATGCGATGCGCACCGTCGCCCTGCACCTTCTGCAGTACGCCGAGCCCGGCATCACGATACTCGCCGCATCCGCGCGCTTCCAATTCGTCAATCAACTCCTCACATTCCCGGAGGCTGCCCTTAAGGATGCGGTCGGCAAGGGACTCATTGGCTGACCATGCCCCGCCCGTGTGCTGCGAGAGCCGCTTTGCGTGACCCGTATCTGCATGACCGTGAAACTGAAATGTGTTGGACTCGAACTCGAACCCAGGCTTGATTTCCTCGTTGAACTCGTCGATCTGCCTGCAATGAATCACACCGTTGAAGTTCTCGCGAGTCGGCGGGTCGATGCGAAGGATCTCAGCATTGCCGAACGGCCCTTTAACCGTATCGCCAACATTGTAACTGAAGCGACCCTCATGCAGGTCGTCGTCCATTTCGTCCGGTGGGTTGAGAAACTCATGCCGCGCCTGCTCAAATGATAGAATCTCACCGGTTACCGGAGACATCCAGTTGCCGGAATGGCATTCCCACCCGGCATCGAGCATCTGCTCGCGCACGTCACCCCCTTCAGCCACCATGACTGCCGGTCCCTGCGGGTCGTGCCGATGTGGGTTGGGCCTGACGTATCCCGGCCTTGTACCAACCGGGCGACGGTGGCGTTGTTCCGGACCGACGCTTGCGACCGGGTGCACCTCGCCAACGTCTCCAGACCGGCAGTGCGGGCATGATGGATACTGCGTCGGGTCCCAGTCCCACGGTGCATGAAACGGCTTCTTACACTTGAAACACTGGAAGTCGACCTCTTCGGAACCACGGTCATAAGGAACATCAAATCCCTGGCGACCGTCACCTTCTTTCACGGACACCCGTCGCCAGTTCGTGTGATTCTTCCCGTCCTTGCAGGTTGTGTTCTTGTCCTTATCCAACCACTCGTTGCGACCCCAAGACTCAATTGGCACATTGCAGTTGCTACATGTGCCCCGCTGATAGCGCGACCCTCTAGACTGCCCAATTAGATTCAGGTAATGCTGGCCGACCGTGTCGTAATCACCGTTGTCGAAGCGCACCTCGCAAATCCAGTCCATGGCTTCGTCACCATTCTTGATCATGCGCTTGACCGTGCCCTCATCCCCACCGTCCCGCACAACACGGTCTCCAACCCTGAACGGAGCATCACTGCGCCCCTCGCCAATCTTTGGGGACCTCAGCCAGTCCGCGACGGACTTGGAGATCATGGTTACCCACCCGACGTCTCCACCCCACTCGCCAACGGCTCGACCTTTAGCATTGAAAGCGATGGCAATATCCTTGTCTCCTTCAAACCGTGTTGCACCGTTATGTATCGCTAGACGCCGCCAACCGCCATACGTGCTAATAACGTGCTCATTGCTGCGAGAGTTCTCCAGCAGTTCGATGACCTCAGGGTCCGAGTGAATGTCAATTTGCTTCCCGGACAGGTATTGACGCAGTTCAATCTGTGCCGCAACCAGGGGTGCATCATCTCCAAACCCACTACGAGCCATCTTGCGAGCACGCGTGATTCTCGTCGCCAGTGCCGTGAAGGCAGCGTCCCGGTGCAGCCCGCGACCCTCCAGCAGGTTAAGGATGTTGCTGGTGATGTGCGCGGCCTCGGCCTGTATGGTTGGTTTCATGACGATGACGTGAATGGTATTGTTGCGCCGGGTAACCTGAATAGCCACTGGCTTGATGGATGAATGCGCGAAGAGATTCTTGATGGCCCGGCGGACCACGGACGATGTTACATGCTTGGCCCGCTTCCGTTCACCGGTAGCCCAGAACCGGTCCTTGCCCTCCCCGGAGTCAATTTCACAAAGGCCTGCTGCTTGCATGGCCAGCTGGATGCGGGTGCCAATGTTCTCTGACGGAGCTGGAACTTGGTCTTCGCGAAGCTTCATTGGCGAAACCAAACGGTTAGAGTACGTGTTTGCCCGACAACAGCGCTTAAAAATCCCGCTTTTTCCAGTGCAAGATCTGCCAGTTTGGTTTTCATGCAGTAAAGTTAGCGTAACCGTGTGCTTTCGTCAAGTTACCCCATGAAGGCCGGAATGCAGCGATCTACGCAGAGCGTCACATTCACCATGGCCGGAGTGGAGCCGTCGTCTGAATGGTCGAGCGGGTCATACTTGAGACCCTTGATCCAGACACCACCGAGCCGCCACACACGCTGATTATACGCCGTGCTGCTCACGGCACCTGGCGTGTTGCCGGGCATGCCTGGAGGCAGGAGCATGATGTCGCCAGTCTTCTTGTAGGTGGATGCCCACCCGATGGCACCGGTGGCCGGGTTCCAAACCTGCTTCATCCACTTGCTGAGCGTGGTAAGCGTGGAACGATCGATGTAGTCGGTGAACGACAGCTCACCGTCCGGGAACGGCGACACCGAACCGGCATACTTCATCGTCTCATTGAAGTACTTGATCTTGCCCTCGACAATCTGAACATCAGGAATGGTGGCCTTGGCAAGGCTGAGAACGAGCGTATCCGTATCTGCCAGGCCGTAGATGACCACGGCGAAGTTGGACTTGCGTTGCGGCTCGTAGTTGCCGCCCTGATGGAGGAGTGAAGAACCTGCGAAGTTGGAAACGGCGCTCATATGATGTATTGGTGTGAGGTTGTGTGCTGATACTTAGCCTCCAAACGTGAAGCACAGCTTCTTGCCTTCCCAATTCTTCTAGTGGAACTTGACAAGCAGCGTTCCATCTGCTAACGTCAATACATGCAACAAATCAGGATTAAACTCGATGGCAATGGACTGGTGGTTTCTCGCGACCAGTACTGCATGGCCAAGGCCAAGCAGATGGTGGAGTTCGGGTACGCTGGCACCACTGCTGACCATGTGGACAAGCAGATCGTTGCTGTGCTCGCCAAGCAGAAATTCGGCGACGGTCTCGACATCATTGGCAAGTTCATGGAGGACGAGGTTCTTGCCGTTGTAAACGAGGTTGACGGTATCAAACTCTAGTAGCTTTCCAATGACACCATACAATCAAAAACAACAGCGCCGCCATGCCTTCATTGATGCCGTGGCCGAGTTTATTACTTCAGACCTTGGCTCTCGCAGCGTCAAACTTCAGATGGGCGACAAGGATGCGCAGCGCTGGGCCAAGGTCTATCAGGCGACGGGATGCACAGGGTACGCCACCAAGGAGCAAGCCGTGCAATCTATTACCGAGTTGTTCTTATGAGCACCTACCTCGAAGTTCTGTTCGGGTTAGTGCGGATTGTCGGATCATTGGCTGCCTGCGGCGGTGTGGGGTTCTTATGCTGGAAGCTTGGAATACACTTTGATCGCCGTGGTCGCCGGAACCGCCGGGGACGTTGAAAGTGGACGCGAGGGGAGTCGAACCCCTGTCTTGAAAAGTCTCTGCTGCTGCTGAATCACATGCTTCGCCGTTTCCGGCAAGGGGCGACTGTTTCCAGCCGCACTTCCACCGGATTATTGTCAGAACCCAGACTGTTATTCCGCTGTCGTCGCCCCTGCCACATAGCGGAGTCTGTGGAGGGACGGGTAGCTAGGCTACGGCAACTTCACTTTCAACGAAGCCGAACCGTGCGAGGATCGCATCGGCATCGGCAACGCTTCCGGCGTTGTCATCAATGGCGTTAGTGCCTATTGTGTTTTGACCTGAGGTTTTAGCGAGGCCAACGGGTCATCCTCGGCATGCAGCAGCAACGTTGTCTCCTCAATCGAGACCATTACGCGCCCAGAAATTCAAGGAACGACTCGAGATGTCGAGTAGTAACTAAGGAACGCTCGACTAGGTCGGGTTGGCCACCACGAACTCGGTCACCGATGCACCGGATGGTACGATGATGAAGTCTAGGAGGATCTTCTCGGCGCTCTTCACAGGGATGACGACAATGCGTGCCCCGACTTCATTGTTATTGCGCATCTGCGGCGTGTTTGTGGTCTCGTCGCATGTGACCACATACGCTTCCAGTGCTCGGCGTCCGGTTAGCTGCTGCAGGTATGGCTCGATGAGTGAGCGGAGCTGACCCCACAGAATGGCATCATCCTGATCGAAGGCAAGGGTACGGCTGGCGTTTGCCACGTTCTTCTCGATGCTGAACATCAGGCGGCGAACGTTGATGCGATCCAGCGCCGTGGACGTGCGCTGCAGGGTGCGCTGACCCCAGACTGTAATGCCGTCGCGGGCGAAGTTCATGATCGGGTTAACTGCGTTACCGTTGCCAGGACCGTAGAACCCATCCACGTCACCCTCGGTGATCTGATACTCGACGGCAATGGCGTTGCTCACCTTGCCGCGCACGATGCCTGCGGGAGCCCACCATTCATCCTTGAGACCGTCCGAACGGGCGATGATGCCGGGAATGAACACGGTGGGCGGCATCCACATCTGACGCTGAAGCGTCGGTTCGAACACCTTAACCCATGGGTAGAACAGGGCAGCGCAGTTGCTGACAAAGGCCGAGTGACTTCCGGTGTAGGCACCGGCTCCGTTGTGCCAGTCGGTCACTTCCTGCGGGCTGAGGGCCATCGGAGGATCAACAATACCAAGGCAGTCGTGCCGTCTTTCACAGACGGCAAGGAGTTCGGTAATAACGGAGGCATCAGTCACGGACGGAACGGCGAGGATACTGATTTCGAACTGCTCGACCTTGCGGAAGTGCTGGAGGCCGGTGTACGTGGACCCATCGATGGTGCCAATGTAGTCCGACGCGGACGGGTTCTCACCATCCTGACCGGATGCATTGGAGAGCGTCGAGGTCGATGCGCCGCTGCTGTCCGTCAGCCTAACCACCGTGTTCTGCCCAAACAGGTAACGCGGATTGTTCGGGTTCTTTGTTCGGTTGTAGGAGTTGATGGGCTGTTCGCCGCTGCCAGTATAATTAACCGTGATGTACTTGCTAACTGGGTCTGCCTGCGTACCGATGACGGTCTCCCAGAAGTACGGGGAAGTAGCATCGTAGCCGATGAGGTTGTCGAAGATTTCCACCTGACGACCCTGATAAAACACTCGGACGCGCTTGGTGTGGACGCCCATGGCCATCCATGCAGTACCATTGTAACGGTAGGTCACAGCGTAGTGTTCACCTCCAACGTTCTCTGCCGTGGCCGCTGCAGCTTCACCGGTCTCCGGAGCCACGGTTGCGCCGCTTGCATTCACGTACGTCACGCGGGAGTTGGCTGCGTATCCAACGGTCGTCATCGCGCTGGTGGCAGCCGTGGTAATGCCGGTGGCGGTCCCGTTGGCAATGCTGATGTTCAGCGTCTTATCGTGATCCCGGTAGGCATCGGCAGTCAGAACAACGGTAGCGGCGACGCCAGCCGCCGTGAACAGGGCTGCCAGCGTGGCGTTGCCGTTGATGGCAGCCGCAATCGCCGTAGCAATCAGCGTGGCAGTGGTCTGCACACCAGTCGTCATTGTTGGGGTCAGCGTGATCGGCGCAGTGAGCGATGCTGAAGTGATGATAATGGTAACCGTGCCGTCGCCAGTGATACCACCAGCCGCAACCACCGTGGCCGTTTCAACCTGGTACTGACCGGCTGCCACGAGCGCCGTAACCTCGGCACCTTCAATATCATTGGTGGCACTGGTGGTGCCGACAATGTCGAAGGTATCCCCCACGGACAGCCCATGCGCGACGCCGCCGTACAATGCGAGCGCCGCCGTGCAGTCGCTGCCGGATTTGGAAACTGACAGAACCGAGTTCAGGAGTGAGTCACGGTTGACGCCACGCGTTTCCCCGGACACCATGCCCGTCAACGCACGCAGGTCTTTCTTCGTATCCACCGATGGTTGACTGGGCATAACACCCTGCAGGGTGGTGCCGCCGGAACTTTGGTACGCCAGACCAGTGGACGGGTCGATGTTGGAGAACTGTCCTCCGTCTTCAACGACCACCTCGAGGCCTGCACTGGTACCGAAGTTGCCCCACTGTCCGGGGTCGATGGCCTGCACGGAAACGAGGCTGGAAACAGCGCCTGCGCGGCGACCCAACAGCGTCACCTCAGCATTCGCCGCCGCGTTAGCAGCTCCGGCACGGGCAATGGTGGCCACGCCTGCATCGTACGTGTCGAGTGCTCCGGACGCGAGTGTCAGCGTGGTGCTTGTAGCATTGGTAACCAGCACGTTCTGTGTGGTGCGCTTGCCGGGCTGTGAAATGCGTACGTAGCCGCAGTTACCAGAGGTAATCTCCGCAAAGAGGTGTCCAGTATCTACGGTGACGGATGTGCCGTCTGCTGCCAGTTCCGCACTGAGCGTGGCCGAGTTCTCCACGTACTGCCGGGCGACGCGAACGAAGACCAACGAGTTGCCGTACTGCAGGTAGTTTGATGCTGCAATCACGGCGTAGTGGTTCACGGTCGGCATGCCGAAGATACTAGAAAACTGATTCCCACTCGTGCAGGTAGTTGGAACATTCAGCGGACCCTTGCGCGCCGTGCCAACAAGACCACACGGGGTGGTCTGCGTGCCCGCCACGTAGTTGCTGAAGTCGTTTTCCTGAACGTAAACACCGGGAGCGATTCTAGTTGGCATAATAATTGGTTGTGGCAATAACTAGACTCTGCGAGCACTGCCAGACCGCGCAGTCGCAAATAAACTTGACAAACGTTCACCTATGTGTTAACATGCAACCATATAGCAAGTAACCAACAACAAACCATGAGAACAACAAACACACAGCTAGGAATGATAGTAGCCAACAGAATCAATCGAATACTGATGGCCTTCAGCGACCACCCGGACTTCGACTTCACCACAGACACGGCAAGGGTCATCTGCTTTAACAACAACGGGTGCGGAAGAGTAATGCCGGAAGGAGAGAACATCCAACAACCCAACCATCGTCTAGGATATATACCGAACGATATTAGGTGGGCACTAGGCGGCAGGCTCGCCTCCACAGCACTGCAAGTGAGAAGCCACTTCTAGTCGCGGTCGTCCGCTCCGAGGTCATCCGCAAACCCGCCTTCCGCCATTGTGGAAAGCCGGGCTTCAGCAGCAGCACGCTCGTCATCATCAAGCTCAACCTTCTCGTGCGAGCCGTCTACCTTGAATGCGCGGATGCTATCAAAGTCAACGCGGGCGGCGTCCGGGGGTGAGCCACCACTTGCATACGACTGCGGCATTCCAGCCTCGGCCCCGTAATATGTGGCTGTAATTACCACCTTAACTTCTGCCTGCTCGTCGCCACGGTACAGTGTTTCTTCGTAGCTGAGTTCCTGGCTGGACTCCGACTCTGCCATATGCCCAGTGCGGTTTGGTATGTGTTCGCTGCGCCCACCGTTTTGATCAATCAGACACTGCATGGAGTTTTCAAAACTACCACGGCTGCCAGAGTATTCCGCGTCTCCAATCTGTGTTTCCTCACTATCCTTTACCTGTACAACCCAGTTGCGACTTAGTCTATCATACCACCCGTCCACCGTGTTTCCGTTGCCGCATTGAACACGCAGGCTCTTCGCAGCTTCTGTCACAGCCTCGCTGCGTGCAAAACTCATGCGGTGAATGTCTCCGTTGCGCTCTGCAACGGGTTTGCGACGGCCCTCCTGGAAGGAGCCGTTGGCGCGCATTTCATCATCATTCGCAGCAGTTTGCGCAGGTGTTGGCTCCCACGCCTTCTTCGAGCGCGACGGAGGCGTCACCGCGATTCCGTGTTCATCAGGGAATGCCGCATCTCGCTCCTCCGCCGTAAGCGATTCAGGGTGTTCCGCATTCAGGAATCCCATGGCAGCATCAATAACATCTGCACCACACAGACCGTGGCCGATCACCGCCACGTCCAGCGTCTCGAAACCTCGCGGAAAGTGAACCACCCACATAGGCTCTCCACCGCAGTCCGCCGGATCAACTTCTCGTGTTGGGTGGTTGCCGGTAATGAAGAATGATGGTGCTACGTCGGTTTCAACCAACCTGAGAAAGGCGCGTGGTGTCATGCTAACAAGTAGCCTGTAACGTTCCGGTAAATTAGCTGCACCCGCTCGAAGTACCACAAGTGATGCACACGTAGCATCTCCCATTCCTCTGCGTCATTGAGCCGCACGAGGAACACGGTGGAGCATCCACGTCAACATGGCGCGCTGCAGACGCAGCGGGCGGTGCTGGTGGTGCCTGATGCGGCTGTCCTTCACCGGTCAGGTAGTGTTGCGCCAGCCAACGGACAAGGTAGTCGAAGATGCTGGATGTGCTGCGGATGGCGGCATTGTCTGTGATGCCGCACGGTTCAAACCTCATCCCGGCAAAGCCGCTGATAAGCTTCTCCAACGGCGTCCCATACTGCAGGGAAAGAGACAGCAGCTTGGTGAACCCGTCCAACAACCCGCTCATTGTGCTACCCTCCTTGCCAAGTTCCATGAACACCTCGCCAGGCGCACCATCGGCGTATTCTGAGACGATGATGTATCCCTTGTGGCCGGAGATGTCGAAGCGATGGCGCTTAGCCGTGCAGTCAATGGGGAGGCGGCGGCGCTTGGGAACGCCGAAGGCCGATACGGCTGCGTTCATCGTTTCCGCAGACTGGCTTTCAGACATGTCGGAAAGGTTCGACAAGGTCTTCACATCCGCCTGATTGATACTTTTCTCGGTGGCATCGGGATCAGCCTTGACCTCCTCCTTCTTGGTGGACATTGGCTGGCTGGCCTTGCACCCGTCACGGTACAGGGCGATGCACTTGATGCCGAGCTCCCATGCGCGCATGTAAATGTCGCCGATTTCCTTCGGCGTGACCGAATTGGGAAGGTTAACGGTCTTGCTCTGCGCGCAGGTGATGAGCGGTTGGATGGCTGCCATCATTAACATGTGGCCGTCCGGGCTGATACAACGACCGCCGGACTCCGCCGCCGTATCGAAGACGGGCAAGTCCTTGATATCCAGCTCGGAATCAACCATGGTGCCGGTGGCTGTCAGGTGGTTGCAGATACGAGTGATGCCGTCGTTCTGATAACCGAGCGCCCGCAGGCCTGCACGCACGGAGCCGCACACCAGCTTCTCCGCGCCACCGCCAACCATGGTCTTGTATGCAATCAGGGCATACGCAGGTTCAATTCCAGTCGTATCCATACCCATGAGGAAGGAAATGGTGCCGAGTGGAGCCTGCAGCGTGGCCTGCGAGATGTTGTATCCATGGCGTTCACCCATGCGGATAGTCTCATCCCACAGTGCACCACTGTCTGCACGGTTATCTACAACGTTGTCGGTGCTAATGAGCGCATCCGCCTCGCGATGCCTCTGCATGATAGCCAGCATAGGTTCCCGGTTCTTGGCAAACTCGGGGAACGGTGCAGTACGAGCGGCGATCCGAGCCGAGGTGAGATATGCCCCAGCAGTCATCAAGCTGGCGAGACGGGCAGCCACATTGCGGCCCGCGTCAGAGTCATAGGCAAGCCCGAGCTGCATGAGCAGTGCGCCGAGATTTCCGTAGTTCAGGCCGATGGGGCGAAGGGCGTGTGAGTTGGCCTCGATCTTGGCGGTCGGATAGGCAGCCTTGGCGATGATGGCACTCTGGGCGGTCGTAAGCACCCGGACGCAGTGCTGATACTTCACGGCATCAAAGACGGCCTTGCCCGAACTGCCGAAGTCGAAGAACTTGACCAGGTTGAGGGCGGCAAGATTGCACGCCGTGTCGTCGCAGTGCAGAAACTCACTGCATGGATTACTGGCGCGAATCGGACCGGTAACCGGCGTGGTGTGCCATGAGTTGATCGTGGTCTCGAACTGCATGCCTGGATCACCGCAGACCCATGCCGCTTCGGAGATGGCATCCCAAATCTCTCGCGCCTTATGCGTGGCGACCAAGTTGCCGTACCGATCTTTCAGCGGCCAGGCCAGGTCCCGCTTCACTGACGTCATGAACTCATCATTGGCGCGCACCGAGTGGTTGGCATTCTGGAAGCTGACCCACTTATAAGCAGAATTTGGATCATCGTACCCGGACGGGTCTCCGGCGGCGATCAGCCGATGCGCCCGCTTCTCCTCCACTGCCTTGCACGGAATGAAGCCTGGACGTCCGTCGCGCGTCTTCAAAATATCAGGGTGCCCGGCGTCCATTACCACCATCTTCGCCGCATTGCGCGTACCACCACCAGACTTCATAGCCTTGGCGAACTTGTCACCAGCCTCCATCCATGCCAGCGGACCGCTGGTGTACGCACCGGCCTCGATTGTCTCCCACGAGCTACGCAGGCTCGAAACGTTGAACCCGCTACCAGACCCACCTGCGAATATGCGCACCTCCGCCTTCTGAAAGTCGAGAATGGCATCAAGGTTGTCCTCCACTGAGCTAATAAAGCAGGCTGACGCCGCTTGCCGCCTGCCAGGAACGCCAAGGTTGAACCACACAGGGCTATTGAATGCGCCGTACTGCAGCAGCAGGAGTGTGAGCAGTTCATCCCGGTACACCTCGCGATCTGCAATCGTGCTGAAGTACTGCTGATCGTCTGCCCACGTCACCAGAACGTTGACGACCCGAAGGAACATCTGCCGGGCCGAATTCTCGCGAACGCCGTTGACCATGCGGAAAAACTTGTCCGCGACGATATTAACCGTCTGTTGGCTCCAGAACTCCGGCACTTCCACGCCGCGTTGCTCAAAGGCAATGGAGCCGTTGGGCTTGGTGATGACGGCGTCAGTCGTGCGCCACTTCACGGTATCGAACGGATGCACACCTGCCGTGGACAGCACGCGCTGCCACCGTCCAGCCTCCTGCGCCTCCTGCGAGCGCTGCGACTCCCGCCGGGCGCGGGAGATAACGGACCCGTCCTGATAAGCCCGCGCCACCTCGTCAAGGCCAAGACCCACCAGCCTATCTATTACCCGGTTGCGCAGCTCGTCCACGTGCGTCACGTCTGATGCCGACATCGCTAGCAGCATGTCAGCTTCAATCTTGATCAGTTCGCCGTTAGGGATGATCTTCCGGTCAGCAAACGCAGCCTCAATGCCGCGACGGAGCTTGGCAGGATCAAACGGCTGAGTGGACCCTGAACGCTTGTGGACGATGGTAGATGGTAGATTCATAAGGATTAGTGGGAAAAGAAATACATGATAACTGACGGACTGCGGGGTGGATTACAAATGGTTAGCAAGGCAACGGCAGATACGTGAGCCATCAGTGCGCTGCATTTCCGTCAAGGATTACAAATGGTTAGCAAGGCAACGGCAGATACGTGAGCCATCAGTGCGCTGCATTTCCGTCAAGGATTCTCTGACCGTGTGGTGTGACCTGCCCGTCTGCAATCAGGCCACACTCCTCCAGCCAGGATTGTACCTCGGAGTCGGCTGCTTCTCCAGAGGCCGTCTGTTGAAGTGCAATTAAGTCATTACCATCGAGCATGTAACCACTCGGTTCGTCCGCATCCGTGGATGGAATCTCCGCGATGCTCTCAATCAAGTCTATCGGCAGATCTCGGTCTTCATCCTCTGGCTTTGAACGATGGCGTCGAGCCGTGCTGCCTGCACCAACGCTGGCCGTACCGGTTGTCTCGCATACGCGCCCACCGTTTTGATCAATCAGACACTGCATGGAGTTTTCAAAACTACCACGGCTGCCAGAGTATTCCGCGTCTCCAATCTGTGTTTCCTCATTATCCTTTACCTGTACAACCCAGTTGCGACTTAGTCTATCATACCATCCGTCCACCGTGTTTCCGTTGCCGCATTGAACACGCAGGCTCTTCGCAGCTTCTGTCACAGCCTCTGGTTCCGGTTTGCCGTACGAACGGCGCGCTTCCTGCGCACGTACCAAAATCTTGTCGGACGTGATGCATTCACGCGACCCAGCTGGTGGAATGCGCAGACTAAAGTTGCTGTTCGTGCTCAGTTCCTTGAAATGGTGGAGTCCCATGCCGTCACCCTGGTAGACGGCTCCGGCGGCACGAGCAAAGTCCTGAAGTTGTTGGTTTAGATAATTTGCCATGGTTGATCGAGTTCTGCCAACCATGCACGCCACCGAACGTATGCGCGCGGTAGGCCGAGGTCGGCGATGGTAAGGCGTACCTGTGTCTGCCCGGTGGTAAGCCCACCAGCTCCGGACGGGAACGCTGTCCACACCGCACTGCCCAAGTACTCCCATCCGGAAGCAGAAATCATGGTCGTACGGCTCAGGTAAATGGTATCAAACGCCGGGTCGAGGCTGACCTGCAGCTGATAATGGGCTGCCTCCGCCGCTGGTACCGTAAACGTGAGGACGCCGGACATGGAAACCGGCACGCGTTCATCCAGCGGAGCAGGTAGGAGGAGCGTCAGCGGCTGCACCGGGCTAGGCACCTGCAGCGGCAACAACGGAACGTCTGTGTCGTCCATGTCCAACCCGATAGACGGGCCACGCGTTTGCATCTGGAGCAAGGCATCCTCCACCACACTTAATGACGGAATGAGCAGGCGGTCCCCCGGTTGCAGGGTAAACGCGTCTGCAACGCCGTTGTAGTGCAAAATTACCCACCAGAGGTCAGACCGCTCCCACACGCGCTCGGCAATGGCGTCCGGTCGCCCGATATCAGACTGCACCACCGTGTACAGCTTCTCCACGGATACTCCGTAAACCGGCGGAGACCACGGCGCAAAATGCTCCAGTGGAGTGCCAGGTTGGCTAATGCGCGTTGATGCAAATTGTGGTGGGACACTCATTTCATTGAACCGATTGGAACGAAGGCCTTAATGTGTGACTTCCCAGCAGCACGTGCAGCTAGTACGCGATGCCGTCCGTCCATCACAACGTTATCATGGCCGAGAACGACCGCTGGAGCATCTCCATGATCCAACCACCCCTTATACTTCTGCACCAGCATGCGACCGTCTGCCGTGTCTGACAGGTCGCAACGGAGAGACGATACAGGGACGTACCGCAGCACAAACTGACAGTCTCGGCTCACGCCGGGAATGCTTACGTCATCATCCTCGTCTTCGTCGTGAGCGCCATCTGTGCCACACCTGACTATGTGGTTGCACACGTAGTCATAAGAGTACGTTTCCTCCGCTTCTATCAGCCGCATGAATGTGGACGGTGAGACGCTCATGATAGAACCGCTTTGTCAGCAGCAAAAACGTCAGCAATTGTCAGATGGTGTTCGATGCTGAAGTCCTTTAACTCGCTCACCTGTGCACGAGTAAGTGGCTTGCTCCTGTTGTAGTACAACCGATCGTTGTTTACTCGCACCCAAACCCACCCATGCTGCAAGAGCTCGCTCACTGGTGCGCAACCAACATACTCATCATCATACTCATAGCGAATTATGTCGGTGGCTGTGAGGTCATGACCACGAATAGCACTGTGAAACTTCCCAGATGGGTCAATGAATCCACCAAGACCTTCCACCAGCCGCATGAATGTGGACGGCGTCATTTTATTGGAACCACGTCGCATAAAACATGGTTATTCATGAACCACGCGGCCAGATACCGGTGGTGTCCGTCTAGAATCGCATACCCACGTCCCATTCGAGCAACCTTGATAGCATCATGCCACGAGTGTTGCGTCAAGTAAACAACCTTCTCCGTGTCTATGTCATCCTGCGTCTTATACCACAGACCGGTGGTAGGAAGCATGAGCTGCTTTAACACCGGCTCAGCTGCAACCACATCGGCGTGCGGCACAAAGGCCGAGGCCATGCGCCGCCATCGCTTTATAATGATCGGCATGGCCGGATCAATGTGTATGCCAAGTTGACTTGCCACCCGAGCAATCTTCGGGTGCTCTGCTGCATGACACGGGTGCTCTGCTACGTCTCTTGGCCACGATGGGTGAAAGTGTACCACGCCAAGGTTGGTCAACACCCAGTTAATATGTCCACGTGGGTAACGCTTTATGTAAATAACGTGTTCATTCACGGCTAACCCGAGACGCGCCAGTTGAGCTTCTTCTTCCGAGCTTGCAGGATTTACTGGTGCAGAGGCCTCTATTAGGTTTATGAATGTGGACGGCGTCATTGGGTGGGCGTCATCATGAAGGTTACGTCAAACTGATCCGGCGACCCGGCCAGGCTGATCACTGCAGAAACCTGAACATCATTATCCTTGCGACTCGTTTTCACGCCGCGCACGGTGGCGCGCGGCTCCTGCAACCGGATAACGTCCGCCACCTCCTGCCGCAGCGCATTACCAGATGTCACATCGTTTTGTTCAAACGGAATGCGGTGCAGGTTGCTGCCAGTCGTCGGTCGCATAACGCGTTCCCCGCGCTTCGTAGCCAGTAACATTCGAATGGAGGAACGCACCAATGTCACATCTTCGGACTTTGGGAATACCCAGTTAGACGGAGGCAGTTCCACACGGCTGCTACTCGTTACCAGCACACTGCGACGCAGCTCCACAGTTGCTCCGGCCACGGTGTAACTATCCAACAGCGCAGCATCCAGGTATACTGTGGAACCAATCGTCTTGGTAACGCGCCCGATGCTTGGAGCTCGACCGACCTGAGAGATATACGCAATGGACTCTGACACGAACTGGTCTACCATGGATGCTACAGAAATGGATCGCTGCCCTGCGGTGGCTGCTCCAGTCAGCGTGGTGGTAACGGGCAGTAGCACTTCCTGCACTGCAGCAATGCCGGAGCCAAGTGTGGTGCCGGGTAGCCCAAGGCCAACCCATCGCGCCGTCGCTGGTGGAATAACCGACTGTCGATCAATTACGGTCAGACTGAAGTATGCTAACGGATTTGGAACCTCGCCAGGAAGGTTGGATCGAGAGGTAACACCGTCCGAGTTAATGGCGCGGACGGCGATCCGGTATGGCGCGGACCGAGGGTAATTGTGGACGAACTGTTCCACGCGACGCACCGAACTTTCGGCCCCGGAGGTACTGCCGTCGCCCCAGTCCACTATCAGCCGGATTGCGGTGCCACTATTCCCGGACGCGGCACAGGAAACACGCAGAACCAGCTGATCATCCACGGGCAGCTGATAAATTCCGCCGGAACCAGCATTGATCTGGTATGGAGCAAGCTGGGTATCTCCCAGCCATGGGCGAGACGGTTCAAGTGGATCGGGCACGTAGATAAGTAGCTGAGACCTGCGTTCCTCACAGCATGGGATTACCTCACTCAATACCGGCCCCGGCCACGCTAGATCAGCTGCGGGAGATGCTACACGACCTTCTAGATGCCCACTATGGCGGGCAAGCACACCATATCGGCGACGGAGACGGTATTCCAGAAAACCGGGCAATTGTGCTGCGGGAGTGGTGGAAGCACGAGCAGCATCTCCAGCACTCGGTTGATGATGCATGTCTTCAACCATTGCCAAACGACACTACGATCCGATTTTGTGTGCCAAATGACACTACGATCCGATTTTGTGCGCCAAATGACACTACGATCCGATTTTGTGTGGGTGGTAAGGAAGTCGGATGTTTTGACTTTGGTGCATCTCCTATTACATTCACTGGAGATGCAGATCAGTCCGCCCAACTCTTTATTGCTGCCATCCGTCACCACCTCTCCAAATGATCTACAACGACCACTGGCTGCGCGAGCACGGCTACAACATCTTTGATCCGTTCGAACCAAATCACATCCGGGAGGTGCACGTCGCATCAGACCGACCACTACGCAAGGTCATCAGCTATGGCGTAACCAGCTTCGGATACGACCTGCGACTCTCACCTAGCGACTTCCGCATCTTCCGGCACGTCCCCGGTTCCGTGGTAGACCCAAAGCGATTCAACCCGGCAAACCTGGAACCCGCTAGGTTGCATAGGGACGAGGACGGTTCCCGTTATTTCATCCTGCCGGGACATTCTTATGGACTTGGCGTGGCCCTTGAGCGCATGAAGGTACCAGCCGACGTCATCGTTGTTGCCATTGGCAAAAGCACATACGCTCGTGCAGGTCTCATTTGCAACGTCACACCAGCCGAACCGGGGTGGGAGGGGCACCTAACGCTGGAGTTCAGCAACGCCAGCCCGGCGGACTGCCGCATCTACGCCGACGAAGGCGTCACGCAGCTCTTATTCTTCAAGGGTGATACCTGCCAGACCTCCTACGCTCAGCGCGCAGGGAAATACCAGCACCAGAAGCACGAAGTCACCCTCCCGCGTACATAACCAACTCTTTATGGAAAGCATTGAACAACAGCTCAAAGACCTCATTCAAGCACAGCTTAGACAGGCTGGTGTCAAGAAAGACCAACTGCATGTCGATATCGACCAAATCACCGGAGATAAAAAGTTCGTCGATGATCTCGGTGTGGACAGCCTCGATGCTGTCGAGTTGGCTATGGCCTGCGAGGATACGTTCGATATCATAGTCAACGACGAGGATTGTGAAAAGTGCGAGACGGTTGATCACGCCATTGAGCTAATTACACGCCTTCGCAAGGAAGCCGGGCACGAATGAGCGGATCAAGCGGTTGGATTGGCGTGGACCTTGACGGCACGCTTGCGCACTATGATAATTGGAGGGGCATAGATCATATTGGTGCGCCAGTGGTACCTATGCTGAACCGCGTGAAGAAGTGGTTAGCGGCTGGCAAGACGGTTAAGGTGTTCACAGCACGGGTTCACGGACATGGGGCGGCATTGATTGGTGGTGGGGTTGCAGATGCGCGAACGCCAATTGAGAAGTGGTGTATGGAGCACATTGGCGTGGCCCTCGAAGTCACCAACATCAAAGACTTCGGGATGATCGAATTGTGGGATGATCGAGCGGTGCAGGTGGAAATTAACACCGGCATCCCTATCAACAAACTTTATGAACAAGCCTAATCAGCCTCCACGCATTATTGGTTCCCTCATCGTTCACAAGGCTCATGGGCCTGGTGTGGTTAAGGAGATGCTCGGACCATTCGATAACGCGTCCATTCTGGTCGTGCAGTGGGTTGAGGACGAGGGTCGCCTCATCATTGACCCACATAACGGACGCCCACCCACCATCACGCTGGGCGAGGTACGCCCGGTTACCGCTCCGGAGCAGGTCATCATGGCGGCGCTCTACAAGGAAGGACTGAAGGAACTGGCGCACGACTGGCTGCGGGAAGGACGCCCCCACAGCTACACGAAGGCGGAGTCCGACATCCGGAAGAAGATCGTGAACCTCATGGAAAAGATGGATAAGCGCCCGGTTACGGACGCCATGGCCGACAAGCTTTTCAACCTGAAGGTAAGCCTCGTGCTCCTGCCAGACAAGGATCGCTCCCTACAGGGGAAGGTGGAACACGCCTTGCAAACGGCTGCAGATATCAAGGCGGCGAAGAAGAACGGTAACGTCAAGCCGCCGGGGTTACCACTCACCGGTCGCATGAACACCAAGCCCATTGGGCTGAACTGAGCCAATCACTCTTCCGCACAATAAGAGTTCGGCGTTGATCCAGCAGCGTCCGAAACCGCACATGTGGCGTCCGCTCATCCAAGGCGCACCCCTCCAACCGTGGCCGGGCCGTCCTCATTATCCGGGCGTCCGCGCAGCAGCCCCTCCCGCTGCCCATTGATAACTTCGGCCTCCAGCACCTTCTCCTTGCCGTCCACCTTGAGTGTACCATACCCGATGCTGGTTACGGGAATTCCGTCCGCAATAAGATCTTCATCCGTCTTATCCGTGTCGATGAGCAAGGGCATGTCGGACACCTCAACCAGCTTATGAATGCGCGTCTCCGGCATCATGTCCTTGTTGTCCTCCTGCAACAAAGCGAGGCTCTTGTGGACGTTCGGGTTTGTTCCCATACCCGCTGGTACCAGCACCGGCATTCCGTTCACCATCGCTGGGGTGCCGTCCGGATTCCGCGCAAGCTCCATGCCGGACTTCACCAGCAGCTGTTCCTCCGGAGATCGTTCCAGCAGCTTTGGCTCCGGCATTGATGTGCGAATCATTCGCAAACGCGCGGCCCGTTGCACTTCATCATTCTGCTCCGTCAAAAAACCAGCAACCTCCGGGATAAGGGCGGTGAGCATATCCTCCTTAGCCATGGAAGCACGATTGGTAGCAAACACTCGGTCGGCCCGATCAATAGGCAGTGGCTCCCCGTTGATGGTCATCAGGCCGTCCTCTGGAATCTCGATGGTCGCGCCAGGAAAGTGCTGGCGCAGATTGGCGATCATCCAGCGGCGTTCCTCGTTTTGTTCGGGTGTCATTGCGTGAAGGAACGCTAATCAGACCCTCCGGCTCCCCCACCGCCGAAGCTTCCGCCACCCCAGCTTCCGCCACCCGAGCTAGATGATCCGCTCCCACTGCTTCTGAAGTACTCTTTTAATTGACTCATCGAGAGTTAACTCATGTGTCTTTATCACAGATATCCTGTGTTCCGTATTTTTGTGTTCCATTCAATCCGCAACTAATTCGATCGCTCAGATACTTGAATTCTCCACTTTCTTTGCCTGTGTATTTGACAATCGCATTCAAAGCTTTTTGTTGAAATTGCCTATCATGATCGCAGTGCTGAGCCAGGAGCCAGTAATTGTTCCAGTCATCTGGAGTGAATGTTTCGAAATCAAACTTCACTCCAATGAATTTTTGCAAACGATCCTTCTCACCAAAGATGTCATCGGCGTCTCTATTACGCAACTTAGCATACATCTGAGCACCCTTCTGCCAATCGCCATTCGCTTTAGTCTTTACGAAAGCCTGATAGGATTTTCGTTCGCTCTGATCTTGAGCGACTAAAGTCGAAAGCATTTGATTGGATTCTTTCTCGAGCAGCACCATGAACCGGACGGGTGTCATGGCCTCACACGAATCGTAAGGTCATTCCACCAAACAGGCGAGTGACCGGCACTGCGTAGCTCACGCATTACGGACTGCACGCTCGACTCATTCTTTACGACAACGGCCACGTGGGTGCCAAACCCGCCGCCTGGCCACTTCTCCACGGATATGTCGGGCCGGTCTGCCAGCAGCGCCTTAACCGCTAACAGGAGTTCACCGTCCCCAATCTGCACACCGCCGAGAGGGACATTGATCGGGTCTGGAGACATCAGCCCATCGGTCAGCTTCGTAAAAGATGCGGGCGTCATAGTGGCGCGGTAAACAAACGGAACAGGGGTAAGGTTGCTCATGCTAATAACTAGTTTGGCCTCATGGTGCGAGTCACGGCCTTATCCGTCTTCTTGAGACTGTGCTGATGCCCAGCAGCTGCACAAACCGCGTGGGTGTTATAGACTCGCCCAGCATCCCGAGGCTGCGAAAGAACGGCGCACCCATCCGCGTCACGATTGGCAAGGTAACAGTGTGGTGGTCTGCACGGTTGAATGATTCAGCAAGGTCCGGCAGCTCCAGCATCAAGCGGGTGCGGATTCAAGGAGCTGCATGAACCGGATCGGCGTGCATGACTCATGCTGCCGTGGATGGCGGATGCGGTCGAGCGGATAAGTCTCCCCGCCCGCTTCCAGAGGCTTGAAGCCGAGCCGGTCCATTGCCTGTTCAAGGCTGTTCCGGACCTTCATGTAGCGCGGTGCTTCCCGGGCCTCGCCAGGCGTCCGATCCGGGGCAATGGCTCCCAGCAGGCCGATCCCGGCTGCATCAGCCGCCCGGCATAGGTCAGCCAGCATGCGGGTGGAGCCGCCGCTCCCGCGCATCTCCGGGTGCACGAAGATGCGGTCAATGCTCATCCACCGGATGCCATCCTGTCGTCCGCCGGGAAGCAGGTCGTAATAGCCGCAATCCGTTGTGTGCCTGCCTGTGGACAGCGGGTTGCCCGCACCCTCCATGATCAAGTCCGTATCCAGCGCCAGCTGGCTCCCGTCAATGCGGTGGCGCAGGGCGTCCATGGACGGACGCCCATCAATGATCTTCACGGCTTCCATGCGGATACGTAGGGTCTCTGACAGGCGCTTGCCGGACTCGCCAAGGATGTCCTCGCGCCGGACCGGATTGATCATCACATCGTCTGCACCAATGGTGACGCCAGGGCGCTTCTTCCAGCTGTATCCGCTGCCGGTTTCATAAACGCCGGGCGGAATGTCGACTTCCACGGCCTCAGCGTCGTTGTACGCGTACAAGAAGGCATGGTCGTCGCCATCCTGCCCGCCCTCTGTAACGTCGATACCGTGCTGCGCCAGAACGGTGCCTATGGCGTCGGCGACGCGGTCGCAAATACCACCCTCGCCAATTTCCGGGTCCAATCCACCTGCATCAACCTCCCACGCATCATATTCTGCCTGCGCAGCTGATGCCAGCAGCGGAGCCAGTGATCGGATGGTTTGAAGAAGGTTCATGACTATGAAGTGTGCCGCTCCACAGAGAGCACTTTGATGCATGCGGGATTATAAACGATCATGTGCCGCACTCCTGAGGTCAACCCTGTGGCCTCGTGCCCGTCAAACCCAAGCTTAACCATCTCCCGCAGGTACTCTGCTGGATTATATCGGTAGAAGGATACCCAAACCTGCTGGTACGGGTATTCATCTTCGATGCAGCTGGCAACCGCTGCGCGCATGGCTGCATCCGGGTTCTCATCCCAGTCTGCAAGCTTCATTTCGAGCTCTGGAGCCGCCTTAATTAGACCAGTAATGTGCGCACGGCTGGCAGTACTAACCAGCCTGCGTGGCGTGAGTTCTGCCGCTATAACAATGCCGTCTGGCCACGCGTACCCGCGAGCATCAGCCAAGTCGCTGGTGAAGTAAAACCCAGGCCCTTCTTGATCGTTTCCTTGTCCGGTGCGTTCCAGGTCAAAGGCTGTGGACTGTGTTGTGCGCCCGTGGTACCACACCTCTGGTGCTTCCACCAGCCCCATGAAGGCGCGCGGCCCCATAATAGTTATTTCCGCTGAATCGACCTTACCGGACTGTCGACGTGTAGTTGTACCGGGCAGACAAGAAGCTCGCCGAGGTTTGCGTCGCGGTTCTGTGCAATGCGTGCTCCGGTAATTGCACCATGCAAGTCCGGGTACAATGTCGCACGCTCCGGCAGCTGGGCCGTTCCGGTGCCACGCGTAATGTACCGCCCATCAGCTGCATCCATGATCACGAATACTTTACCAGACTCGAATGCGGACGGGTGCGTCTCCATCGGAGCTTCGAGCAGCACTTCTACCAGAGTCTTGCCCATATCCTAGCGCTTAGGAAATACGAGGTGCGCGGCGACGGTGTACACACCAGTCGGGTTCTTCACCTTGGCCATACCGCCGTTGGTCAGGCCTTGGAAGGTGCCAATGACGGACGATTGACCAACACCACCTATGGTGTACACCTTCTGGCCGTTGGCGAGGTTGATGTCCTCGCACAGCTTGCGGAGGAGTTCGTCCGGGTTCTTGGATTCCTCAGCGAGGCGTTCGATGGTCTTGGCGTTCATGAAATATGTAGGGTTAGACGTAGAAGCAACGGAAGACATTCACACCGCTTGCACCGACAATGTGCGGCGATCCATCTCCATCATTGAGCGTTATGCGCAGGATTTCCATGCCATGCGCTTTTCCGAGCGCTTCGACTTTAGCCGTGGTCGTGACATCGCCGTCCTCATCAGTGTACTCGAACTCAGCCGTATTGCCGTTCACTGCGCCGAGGCTGATGCCAGCGTCAAACTCCGCCGCTGCCGAGTTAGCACGCTCGGCAACCTGTGCGAAAAGCTCGGAGTAATCTCCTCCAGCGCCCTCTGGCGGAACATCGAATCCTGGCGTACCGTCCCCCTCGGTGAGTGTCAATTTTGTGAATGCGGCTGGTGTCATGCGTGTCATGCGGATACCTAGTTTATTAGCTTTAGCTTTTTCCAAGCAGCAGGTCCCATTCGGGGAATCCGAATCGGTTCTCGATGGTGGTAGCTGCGGGCTTCTCGCGCGGCGCTGGTGGTATTACAGGTGCCCGGAGCCCAACTTTCTCGTACGGCTGGTTACCCCGGCGCGAATTCACATCCTTATGCGCCAGCACCTCGTTCTCCCAGCCGTTCTTCCCGCCAAGACTCAGTGGCTTGACGTGCTCGCGGCTCATCTCGTGCGGACGGAGCTTGCGGCCCGTAATGGCGCAGGTGTCGTTGTGAACGCGGCGCAGGTTCTTTATGTTACACTTGAGGCGTCGCACTGGAACCCTGTGGTAACCCTTCGCTACGATGACGCGCGGTACACGAATGGTGCGCTTCGTGGTGTGGATCACGTCATCGCCGTCCCGCACCGGGAGCCCGATCCACTGCTCCCACGTTGCGGGAACCATGCGATCGTCTTGTATGTCGAGGGCGAAATACGCACCCTTGGCAACATCGGTGAGGGAGTCGGCCACGGACTTTGTGGCGATGACGACCCAGCTGGCGTTGAGAACAAGCACCCGGTTCTGGTCAAGGAGGTTCATTAGTCTTTTTACTTTCAAGGTGGCGGATGAAGTTGGTAACGCTCCAAATGCCAGTTACGGCATCATCTGCTTTCCAATCAGAGGCAGGACTTCCCTGCGACGTGCCCCTTGGGAACGCAAGCGTGTCAAGTCCTCTCTTCAGAGGCCTTCAGGCATCTGTGCACTACCCGGAGTGCGCTTCGCATCTCCGGCGTCATATCAGGTGCATCAGCCTGCATGGTTGGTAGCATGCGAGCAAGCGCGCGTGTGGCATCCGGAATGGGTGTAACGATGCAGCCTTCCCGGACGGCAGCAACAACCACGTCTGTATCACCATGAATTCCGCTGCCAACAGCCAAAATGATCGTCCCGTCATTCATTGCGGCAGCCCATGACTCGCCGTCACTGCATGGTCCGCACTTGGTAGCAATAAGTAAATCGAGGTACGCACTACGAACCGTGCGGGGCGGTCCATTGAGTATCTCGATCATGATCGCTTAGAACCGCGCTCGGTCTTCCGGGTCGTCAAACCCAAGCGCTCCGGCTCTTTCCTGTGCCCTCTGCACCAATGCCGCCGTGTTGGCGGGCGTCGTGCTGGCTCCGGGCACGTCAAGCACATTGGAGCCTCCGGTGGGGCGGCGACGTGGCGGCGTGGCTCCACCTCCGCGTTGCGGGGGTTTCCCCTCTGTCAGTTTTTGTTTGCTCTTGCGGAACTTGCGTACAAAGTCCACCGGGTGTGGTACACCGTCCGATGTGGACTCGGCGAACGCGGCAGCCTCCTGCAGGTTGACACGTGCGCTGCCACCACCCATGCGCTCCATCAGGGTACGCTGGATGGCCTGCTCCCGATCCAGCCGCAGGCTTTCAATCACTTCAGCCTCGTCTTCGGGGGAGAGGCCGGGTTTCGGAAGCCCACTCGGAATTGGCCCTTCACCAGATGCTGGCGGAGCCGGGGCGCGATGCTGCGCCACTGGGGCTGCCACCGCTGCCACCGGCTTGGCGTTGGGAATCTCGGTAACGGGCCTGGCCTCGTCGTCCGCGTGCAAAACGGCAAGGGTTGAAATCACGGAGGCCGGAATATCCTCGTGTCCACCGGGTGTGGCAGACGGGGCGACAATGGCGTTCTCCACGCTGATTAGGCCAGAAGCAGCTCTAGCGACAGGCTGCGCCGGTTCATCATACGTGGGTGATCCATCCGAGCCTCCGGCCTCCAGTGCCGTCAGGCCAATGATGGCCATGTCGTCTGCCTGCATGAAGTCGGTTGGCCCGCCTTTGAACGGATCAGCCTCGTACTGTTCCAGAATGCGGGTGAGCACCCGCGCCTCATCAAACGAGAACTGGATGGGACGACGCGTCTGCACGGCCTCGGCCAGCCGGGAACGCCACGCAGGCTGAGCGGAGGTTCGTGCGCGGACGGGAGACCCGCCACTAAGGAGAATATCGGCAAGTGAAGGCATAGCGTAAATACGTAATCTGTTGGCGTCAGTCAGCAGTTAGTGGCTCGTCCTCCTCATCCTCAACGTCCCCAACGTTGAGGGCGGCTATGAGTGCATCAGCTCTGGCCACGGCGGTTGCGGCCATATGGAGTGCAGACATGTCGATTGGCTGGTTAATCGCCATAGCCTCCATTATCCCTTTGGCAATGGCTTCTCGCTTGGTGAACCCGTATTCAACGCCGTCCTTCGGACCGGCATTATCAACGAATGGGACTGCACTATCATTGGGGTTGGTCATATATTAAGAGAGGTTGCCAGCATCGGTTGCGGTTGCCTGTGGCGCGTCTCCGTCTGAGTCACCGGCTCCGCCGCCACCGAAGTCTCCGCCGTGACCAGGAGCCGGAGGCGCTGGGTGCATGAGGTGCTCGATTGCGGCTCCCACAAGCGCCCCGGCTCCGAAGGCAACGGCGTCCTCCGTGAGGTGCGACTGTGATGCGAGGTGATCGCCGGTGGTGAGTGGGTTTCTCGGTGCGGTACGGTGATGAGTATTGTCCGAGCTGCTGCGGATAACGTCGCGCTTCTGGAAGTACGAATGCGTGTACGCTTGTGTAACCGGGTCGTCTGTAACGAAGAGGCCATTGGCATCACGCGTATGAACGTTCTTGGTCATACCGGTGAACTCCTTGACCCGTTGCGCGTACTGTCGATCCTTGAGATCACCATGCCAGATGTGGAGCAGGTCCCCCTTCACGAAGCCAACCCGGCGACCGCTAGAGGCTGAGAAGGCCGTACACGCATCACGGAATTCATAGGACCACTTGACCACGGCTTCGATGTCATCGGCGAACGCCCGGCGGATGCAGGCATGAGGAATGTGACCGGCGGCAGCGTGGGCGATAACGTGGTCGGCCCCGCCGATAAGCCCCTTGTCGAAGAGCGGGATTCGGTCCAGTACCTCACGACGCGCGGCCCATGCAAAGCCAACATGACCATGTTGGTCGTAGTTGTTGCGCCAGGACCGACCGTTTCCGTAGTTGGAACCGAAGCTGCGCCACGTTCGCATGGTACCAGGCACCGGGGTGCTCGGCAGGTCGTGTTCGTAGAATCTTACGCTATTCAGTTCCTCATGCCGGGACATCAGCATCAGCCTGTCAACCGTCTCCTGACCCTTTTCCATGTGCGTGCAGTACTCGAACGGCTGCAGGATGGCTGTGCCGGTCTGAAGCAGGCGCACGGAATCGGTCACCCACCTGGGGTTGAGAAAGATGACGTCGGCATCAACCCAAAACACGTAACGGAACTTATCCGGCAGATCCTTGATCAAACGGTTGAGCAAAGCTTCCTTGTGCCAGAGCAGGCTCGGCGTCCGAATCTTGATAATGGAATCCGTATCCGGCAGCTGCGACTCGGCCTGACCGCCAATCAGACATTCCGCGATTCTGTGCGGCATGTGCTTGATGGTCTCATACCAGCGATTGAAGGCAGCGAGGCGGTACGGCGAGTTGGTCGGGTTGTAAAAGCAGGACACGATGACGGCCTGCGAGTGCGTGCGGTAACGGCCCTTGAGCCAGTTGGCGATGTTCATTTACGATGGTTGGTGTTGGTGTTGGTGTTGATGTGGAAAGAATGCGCTGCCAATGACAAAAGTCTCATCATGGTCCCTGATGGTAGCAAACGGCGCACGATCACCAACCGTGATCCTGGCGTGACCGATATGAAAGTCAGATGAGAAATAACCCATCAGCTGTTCGAAGTTGTGATGATGACGCACATGGCGCGGTTCGCAAACTGCTGCTGCGTGACTTCCTTCCACGGACCACGGCCTTCTCGCTCGGCGTAAACGATCTCGTGACCGTTAGTACCAGAGTGCAGCGCGCGGAGCTCATAACGCACGAGCAAAACGTGGCCTTCAATGCGTGTGATGGTGCGGTAGGTGGTCGGCAGCTTGAGCTGCTTCACCGGGCCTGGGATGGTGGGAACGGTAGGTTTCATGCGTGAACAATAACAGAAGAACGAATGTTTGTCAAGTCTATCTCGTCGAATGGTAATGCGAGAAATTGAAGCCACCGGCTTGGATCAACAGTCAAAGGGTGCAAGCCGTCGATGAGCAGTGTGCTGTATGGCTGCATTGCAAGATTGCGTGCGGTGATCAGATGATTGAACAAGCGATCACGGCTAACGATTACTGCATTGGTGGAGGAGACTATGCTAACCGACATCTGCCAGCGACCACCGCGTAGGACGCCTGCCAGTATATGAGTCCGTGGGTCAAAGGTAGTGGTAACGCAGGTGGCTTGACAGCGGGAGGCGAGTGAATGAGTGTGCATTAGATAAGGCCGAGTTCACGGAAGGTCTGCGCCAGACCGGGGTTATGACGCATCAGAACACTGCGGTGTTGGCGGGCGTTCTCCGGCGTATTCGCAGGAGGCAGTGCCGCCATGTCGGCCACGTAAAGCTTATGCAGGCGAACCTCTTCCTGTATAGTCAGACTGGGGACGGCCCCGCGTCCAAGAGGCTTGCATCCAATGTTGGCGCGCTCAGCGCTGGGAGCGTAATGGAGTGTGGTCATGGAGGAACGTTAGCACAGCAACGAACGCTTGTCAAGTTGTATGACGAGCCGTGGCGAACTTGATTACTTCCAGCAATCGTTTCTCCGTAATCGGTCCGACGTGGAGTTGGAGAAACTGCTTCCCACCGATCTGCTCACGATCTCCTGCGGGGCGCAGTGACCGGGCGGTACCAGCGTAGCCTTATCCTTCAACCAGAGGCTTCTGCTTGAGCGTCAACTTGAACACGCCGATGATGTTGCTACCACCCATGTTCGCGCTATCAATGTACAGGCAGCGCGTGCCGTACCAGCGAATGAACTTGCCCCTCGTGCGGGGTGTGGCAGGGAACATGCCGATATATCGGAAGCCCATTGGGAACAGCAGTCAATGGTTACCTCTTCGACCTTATCAAGGAGGGGGAATTAACCAAGGAACTCTTCCTAGACTATCTAGTCTTCTTGTATGTCTTGTTCATTCTTGCTGTAGCACCGACAATTGACTTCGACCGCTTCCTTGCAGTAGGGGATTGACGGATAACATGGCCTAGTGGGAACTCCTGGCTGTAGCCTCCTGGTGGTGGCTTGTTAGGTAGGCTCGTGCTGAAGGTGTTGATCAGGACGATGGTGCGGTTGCGGTTGCGGGTACTCGTAACGGGCCGAATGTCCCGAACCGACACCGCGATCACCCAATATGGGTCGGCGCGCTTACATACCGCAATTGGATGCAGTGCATTTCCGCTCAGTCCGAGAACTTTGAACGGCGTCCCTTCGGCGCATACACTCTCGCTGCCAGCGGTGATTTCATGCGCCGCTTCGCAGTGGTCGCCAACGGCCCAGCCAGACACTTGGAACGGCTTCATGAGTTCTTCTTGTTTGTATTTATTCATTGCTTCACCGGGTATTTCGTCCAGTCCACTTCAAAGCAGGCAGCCGCAAGCATCTTGGCCAGCGGCTCCACTGTGGCGGGGCGGTAGCGGCCAATGACGTGAGGCCAGTCCCACACGCGAGCTTCGATGAGTCGCCCGGTGTTTTCGAGGCTCCAGCCTAGGCCGCGCGATTCGAGGTCTGCGATGATGTCGTCAACAGTTGGTGTGTTCATTGTTTAGCTTTGCGTTTCTTCGGTTCGTGTCGGGGATACCTGATTTTTGCGACTCATACTCGTAGGAACGCAACTTGACAAGCGTTCGTTCTTCTGTTATTGTATCGACAATGAAAACACGAAACCTCGCCGCTGCCAGTCCTATGAACAAGCACAAAGCGAACAAGCACAAAGTCAACGTAGCAATTGCCACAATACTGGTTCCAGGCTTCGACAGGGTTAAGGCCACCCTTTACCAGAACAACGATGATACGTGGCTCTACGCCAAGCCCGACGACAAGACCGGGACAGCTGCCGTGGAACTGCTGGACTATGCCTCTTCCGTCGACGCGTGTCTGACGTGGGAGACGGGTCTTTCTGAGTTTGAACAGAAACAACTGACAGGATATCTTCTGACGGAGCTCGGTCACGCGAATGAAGCTACGATCGCCTCATTCAACGCGGTCAGGAAGGCCTCGGCCTTAAGCAGGTGCCTGGCCTTCATTAGAATGAGGCAGCCCAGCCTTGAGGAGGCCCTTTTTATGAACACTGAAACCGACAAGCAACCCGAGACCGCCGTTCGCTGCATTAGCGTGGTGGGCGACGACGAGAGGGCGAACAAGGAGTGGGAGGAAGGGCCGGAATGGGCGTTCCTGCTATGGTGCGACAAACGAGGAGTATGGCCGCGACTAACTCACCAAGAGGTATTCTTGGCGGGTTGGGAAGCTGCGCGGCGGTCATGAACAAGCACTTGACGCGATTCGGACAACGGCTGCGCGAAGTCCGCGAGCAGGAACAAATGACGCAATCGGAGTTGGCGCAGAAAGCCGGAATGACCGCAATGCACGTTTCGCATTTCGAGTGTGGGCGTCGGCTGCCAAGTCTGGAAAACTTCGCCGCGCTGATGCGTGTGCTCGGGGATCATTCGGAATACCTGCTCGAACTGGAGGGGGAGCATCAGCATGCGATACAGCTTAAAGGGAGTGGCTGGAAATGACCTTCTACCCCGAAGACAACCACAACCCATGCGGTGGACGCCGGAAGGCCCGCGCCCACAACCTCGCCGTGGCCATGCTTGCCACATGTGCCACCAAGCCCGCCAACCGCCCGTGGATCACCACGCGAGACACGCTACGCAACATTATCCTTCGCGCGCTGTGCATCAAGCTCCAACCTATTCATGGAAGCATGGAAGAAGCTATAAATGGCGACAAAAAAGCTACCGGAGATGCCTGCAAGGTACTGGGACTGACCGAGCCACGCCGCCGCGTCACCATCGGTCCGGAAAATGAAGCCAAGTGCCGCCGGTATCTCGAAACCGAGGTTACTCAGCAACAACTGATCACCTTCCTTGGCGCAGCCGAGCAGTCCTTCATCGTCCGCACCACCATCACGAACAACACGCAGGTGCACGTGAGGTTCCGGTTCCAAGATGTGGCCGCAGCATATGGCGATCCCATTATGCTCGGGTATGTTACCATGCGACTTTTTGGTACGGAACGTACGGTTGGATTTGTCCACGGACTCCGCACCATCTGCCTGCACCCGCCAACCACAATGCGAATGGCAGCCGAGACGCGCGAGCTGCATGAAAGCATCCAACGGCAGGTGGTGGTGGCAGCTATTGCTCATCACCAGCGCACATACCCGCACAGCAAGCCCAGTACCAAGCCACTCACCCGCGAGAACGCCGCCCACGTCAGCCAGCTCCTCATCTCGCCTTTCGTGCGTCGACCGACGATCAAGCGCATGCGTGAGACCACCTACGTGCAACGAGCCTGCGTAGTTAATCTACCAATCATTTCAACGGAAGCGGAGCGGGCGCAGGCCTTCCGGGTCCGGGACGAGTACAACCGCTGGCTTAACGAATTCGTTCGTGATCACGGCCTTAACACCATCCTGTTTAGGGAGATGGTGCGCACCCGCTTTGGCGTACCAGACCTTCGCAGTACTTGACAGCAACTCGTGACTGTGCTATCGTAAGACCATGAACCACACTGTCTTCAAAGTTTCGTCCATCAGTGCGTGCTGGGTTGCCATCATTTGGCAGGTATGCACCTTCCCAAAGGATGCGCCTCAGACGCCAGCGGCCCCGGAGGCGGCGAGTCCAGCTCCGACCCCAGTCATTCAAACCCCACTACCTTTGCCACTACCCACCGAACGCGATATTATCGGCACACAGCTGATGCTGGCACAGGAGTGGCCAACGCTCGAATCACTCAGACCTCACAGATCACGACCCAAGAAAAAATGAAAACACCCAAGAAGTTCAAGGTCGGCAAGACCCTCGTCCAAGTCTTCGCCGAGGAATCAGAAAAGCCCGGCACGGAATCTTGGTTCGACATGGTGAACGAACGCTACGGCGACCTCCTCAAGATGGACGGCTACGACGACTGCATCATCGGAGTCACCACCCAGTTCAACAAGACGACCATCCTCTACGACAAGGACAAAGTGATCGCCAAGCTGACCAAGGAGTTTCTGGAGTCCGGAAAGAAAGAACAGCCGGGAATCTTAATCGGCAAGAAAGGCATATTTGTCAGCAATGCCAAAGATCAAGAGCAGGCCGAGCAGGACGCTCATGAATGGTTCGACTTCAATATGATCGGCGCATGGGTGGGCGATACCACTCCGTCATTCTTTACAAAATCATGAACACCACACTCCCGGTCGTCCTGATTGATGAGATCAGCGACCAGATGTCCGGGCGGGGTGCCAGCGCCCCGCAGTCGAACGATCTGGAGGCCATGCAGCTCATCCTCAAGCAGCACGATGAATTTGAAGCGCAAATTGCGCGAAAAGACACGCTTCTTCGAGCCGCCTACGACCTGATCAAGCGGTCAACGCAGAACCATTTTGTCGAGGAAACCGCTGCCATTTTGGTGCAGTATGATGGCGCAAACTGCGAGGGGCTGGTGCGGAGCTTCGTAAAATAAATCAAACATTCCCGTTGACGTGCGCGCACGTCGCGCGTAATCTCAGGGTGCAATGCAAAACACAACTACCACCACGAACGCGGCCCGCGATGCAGGGCAAGTCACCGTCTCCTATCCTTACGGCTTCTCGGAGCAGGTTCCGACCGTCGCAGACGCCGAGAAAAAACTGCGCGAAAGCTCCCACGCCGGAGAAATCGAGGCCGACCCGAAAGACGCTGGACGCTACCAAGAATACCGCGACTTCGGCCCGGATGGTCCTGGCTGGTATTTTGCGGGGAGGGTCTTCCTGCCGTGAAGTGCCCGCACTGCGGA